TTCACTTGGTAGCAAGAAAAGGCACTGGCGACCCTAGCCATATCATTGCTGCATTGAACTTTTTTGTAAGTATGAATTCAAACGATTACATTGAAATTATGTGGAGAACTGAAAATACTGGCGTAAGCATAGAGGCTTTTGGGACAAGCACCAGCCCAACACGGCCAGCAGTCCCATCGGCCATCGTCACGATGAGCTTTGTCTCAAACATTACCTAAATACTGCCATGTACATACCAATTAAATTACCGCCAGGCATTTACAGAAACGGCACTGAGTATCAATCAGCAGGCCGATGGTATGACGCAAACCTAGTGCGCTGGTACGAGAACACTTTACGCCCCATAGGCGGCTGGAGAAAACGAGCAGCTGGGCAAATGACTGGTCTTTGCCGAGGGTTTATCACTTGGCGCGATAACAGCGCTGACCGATATATTGCAGCAGGCACTCATTCCAATCTTTATGCCATGGATGAGCTTGGAACACTTAAAGACATTACACCAACCGGATTCACAACTGGTGCAGCCAGTGCCTTGTCCACGACAGGCTATGGATACAGCACCTATGGCACATTGGCTTATGGCACTGCAAGGCCAGACAATGGTGCAAGCTCTCCGGCCACCACATGGTCCATGGACACATGGGGTGAGTATTTGGTGGCTTGCTCAAGCACTGATGGCAAGCTCTATGAATGGCAATTGGGTTTCACGACACCGACACTGGCAGCGGCCATTACCAATGCACCCACTGGGAACAAGGCTGTTTTGGTTACGCAAGAGCGCATTATGTTTGCCCTCGGAGCTGGTGGAAACCCCAGAAAAGTACAGTGGTGCGACCAAGAAAATAACACTCTATGGACACCAGCTGGTGACAATCTGGCAGGCGACTATGAACTGGCCACGCCTGGCTCATTGTTGGCAGGCAAGAGGGTCAAGGGTGTAAACCTACTGTTTACAGATGTGGATGTCCACACGGCCCAGTATGTTGGCGCTCCATTTGTCTATGGCTTTGAGAAAGCCGGATCAGGCTGCGGTCTTATTTCGGCCCAGTCTGTGGCGGCCATTGATACGGCAGCCATTTGGATGTCACGCGCAGGCTTTTGGATATATGACGGCTACGTCAAGCCACTGCCAAGTGATGTGTCTGACTATGTCTTTGACAATTTGAACTTTAACCAGGCATCCAAGGTCTATGCGGTCCATAACAGTAAATTTGGTGAAATCTGGTGGTATTACCCAAGCAGCGCAAGCAATGAAAATGACTCTTATGTCACTTTCAATTACAGAGAAAACCACTGGAACATAGGCACATTGGCCAGAACTGCTGGTGCTGATTCTGGGGTATTTAACAATCCCTTGATGGTTTCAACTGATGGCTTTATCTATGAGCATGAGGTCGGTTTTGCTTATGACAGTGCCAGCGTTTACGCTGAGTCTGGGCCAGTCCAATTGGGCAATGGCGACAACATCATGTCGGTGCGCCAAGTTATCCCAGACGAGCAGACATTGGGTGAGGCGGTGGTTTCATTTAAAACCAGAAACTACCCCACTGGCGCACAATCCACATTTGGACCATATACGGCAGCCAACCCGACCAGCGTGAGGTTTTCTGGCCGCCAAGTCAATATGAAGGTGACTGGCAATGTTTTGGCCGACTGGCGCATTGGCGTGGTTAGGCTTGAGGCTGTGGCCAGCGGTAAGAGATGAGTGATCAAGAGCATTTGGAAAGACTGCGCCATCATGTGGAGGCGGCATTAGAATACTCCGGAGGCACACACAATTTTGAAGATGTCGCTGAGATGGTTGAGGATCACAGATTACAGCTGTGGCCAGCCAAAGACTCGGTGGTATTGACAGAGATCATTGTCTACCCTAGGCTAAAGAATTTGCATTATTTTCTGGCTGGTGGCGACCTAGATGAACTCTCACGGATGCGACCATTGATCGAGTCCTGGGGCAAATCAGTTGGTTGCACCAGGGTGACTTTGGCAGGCCGAAGAGGCTGGGCAAAGACATTTTTGAAAGACGAAGGGTACAGCCCACAATGGTCTGTACTTGCAAAAGATTTATAGGGGAATAGATATGGCTTCAGAAGCACTCAATTGGGCAATAGCTAATGGCCTGGGCCAAGCTGAATTTGACAGAAGAATTTTCAACACTGTAGTTGATGCTAAAAACGCTGGGACCAGCGATGCACTTCTGCGCATTGAGATGGACCGGCTTGGTATTAGCCCAGAGGATGTGGCCCGTGCAACTGGTGTGACTGCTCAGAGTGTTGCGTCAAAATATAATGTTGCAACCCCGACAACAAGTGCAGAATTGATTGCGGCTGCGGCTGCGGCCAATGAGCTTGCAGCGCGTACAGCCAGAGACACAACTGCCAGTCCAGCTTTAATTGCCGCAAGGAATTTGGCGGCTACCACGGCTACTGGGAAATTGACCGCAGAACAAGTAAATGCGGCAAACACAGCAACGCAAAATTTAGTTAATACGCAAGCCAACGCGGCTAATCTTTTAGCGCAAAACAATGCGGCGTATGCCGAACAGCAGCGTTTAAATAATTTGGCGTATGCCGAACAGCAGCGTTTAAATAATTTGGCAAGTGCCGAACAGCAGCGCTTAAATAAAATAAAAAGTGATCAGCAAATTGCTGCCAATCAAAAGGCTTATGAGGCTTATTTGGCCAATCAAGCCAAGTTGAATGCCCCCCCAACTGGTGCAACCAGTGTGACCGGCACAATGCCATTTGCTGGCGCAACCCAAGGCTTTGAGCAGAACTTCAGAAATTACACTTCAATCCCCATTGGCGCTCAGTACAACCCGAATGTTGTTGGCGGTACTGGCTCACCATACTCTCAGGTCATGGGCCAGATGCAACCGGTCGGCAATCCATACGCTGGCGTGGTGGCAGGCCAAGCAATGGGTGGATATAACCCTGCTTTGTATGACCAGATTGCTGCTGTCAATGCGGCCAATACAGCGGCAGCAACCGCAGCGGCAGCGGCAGCCGCTAATGCTGGCATAGACCTTTCTGGTGGTGGTGGAGATGGTGGTGGAGATGGCGGTGGAGATGGTGATGGTGGTGGTGGTGGCGGAACTGGCGCTGGCGCTGGAACTGGTAACGCAATGGCCAAAGGTGGCTATGTCCATGGCGGTCTGATATTTGGGGCAAACCCTCCTGGTCCAGATGATGGCGCTGTCAATCTTGATATTGGTGAATATGTGATCAAGAAGTCTTCAGTGAACAAGTATGGCCGTGGACTTCTGGACATGATCAACGAAGGCAAAGTGTCTGCTAAGAAAATGAAATCTTTACTCGAATAAGGTGGCAATATGTCAAAAGGTGGAACAACTACAAGTACAAGCTCTATTGATCCACAGATCAAAGAAGCATTCTTGGCCAACTTTCAGCAGGCCCAAGGGGTCGCTGGCGCTTTGCCGACTCAGCAATTTGCTGGCTATAACCCAATGTATCAGGCAGGCGAGGAAGCTCTGGTTAATGCTGGCCTTGCTGGCCCAGGCATTAGTGGCACAGACTTGGCTGCGCAGATGGCCGCTTATGGCGGTGTTTATCAGCCTGCACAACTTACAGCGCAGCAGACTAATTTGGGATTGACTGGACCAGGCTCAATTAGCAGTTACATGAATCCATATACATCAGCTGTGCGCACCAATGCATTGGCTGACTTGGAGTCTGCAAGACGCGCTGCCATTCAGCAAACCGGTGAGCGCGCCACACAAGCCCGTGCATTTGGTGGATCACGCCAAGGTGTGGCCGAGGCTCTGACTAACCAAGGGTTTGCCAAGCAAGCCGCCACACTTGGCACAACATTAAATGAGCAGGCATTCAATCAGGCGATGGCCATGCAGCAGGCCGACATTGGCCGCAGATCAGCAGCCGACATTGCCAATCAGCAAGCAGGCTTGCAAGGTGCGCAATTAAGGCTAGGCGGTGCAAGCCAGCTAGGTAATTTGGCTGCACAACAACAAGCATTGCGTCTTGGTGGCGCTCAAGCAGTTATGGCTGCTGGCGGTGCGCGTCAGGCTTTGGACCAGCAGCAGATGGATGCAATCCGAAATATTGGCTTGCAGCGTTTGGGTGTGGTCCAGTCTTCACTGGGTGCGCAGCCTGCCAACCTTGGCATGGTGGCGACAACTCCATACAGCCAGAATGTCGGTGCTGGCCTATTAGGCGGTGCATTGGCTGGCTCTCAATTGGCTGGAACTCTTGGTCTGACAGCAGGCACTGGCGCTGGCCTTGGTGCATTGGCTGCCTTAATTTAATATGCCAAACAATCCAACCCCAGAGCCACAACGCTACGCTGACGCGCAGCTCATGGCTTTGCTTGATCCATCAAGCAAGCGTGACACCATCCTGATCACGCCTGGATCACCAATGCCCTCGCGCATCCCTGACGGGTTGACAGTGGCTGAGACAAGCCGCGGCATTGTGATCACCAGTGACCCGGCAAAGGTCAGGATCATTGACCAAGGGTCCGAGAAAGATGTGGGCATGGCACTATTTGGCTATGCATACGATCAGGCCAAAGGCTTTGACAATGTGGCGGTGGCCATGGATAGAGCTGGAACACCGGTGGCAGAACTGGCCATCAAGCCTGGTCAAGAAAGACGGGCCATGAGGGCTGCATCTTTACTTGCACCAGATACGGGATCAACTAACATGATGAGCAGAGGCGATGTGGTCAATACACGCCTCAAAGGTTTACTGGATTAAGGTGGAAATATGGCTACTCAATTTGATTTTGCAAGTTTAGGCAATATGTTTGGTGGGATGCCTGGTGCAACACCAACGGGGCTTGATGCATTACTGACAGAAGATCAGCGCAAACTGCTTGGCCGTAATGCTGCACTGTCAGCAGCTGGTGCACTCTTGCAGGCCAGTGGCCGAAGTGCAGTCCCAATCAGCATGGGCCAAGCACTTGGATCGGCTTTGCAGGCAGGCCAGCAAGGTTATCAGCAAGCTAGAGCTGGATCACTGCAAGATTTGCTTTTGGGTGAAAAGCTGAAGGAAGCGCAAGACGCAAGAACGCGTCAAGCATCAATGTCAAAACTGTTTCCTCAAGTATTTCAACAAACCACAACTCCGGCAGAATATGATGAATCAATGTCGGCAATAACAAGACCTGCTCAGACTTCACTCGCTATTGATCCAAATAAACTGCAAGCATTGGCAATGCTTTCTAAAAATCCTTTGGAAAGTCTTGGCCAGATTGCAAAATTAGTCCCAGATTTAAGACGGGCTGGATTTACTGGTGCAGGGGCAGCAGAGGTAAATCCATTTAGCGTGTTTACATCAGATCAAACTATTCCAGCAAACATTAGAAATGTTGCAAGTCGATACGCAGCCAGCTTTGATGCTGGAACTTTAGACCCTGACAAGGTGGATGATCGCACCAAACAACTAGCAGACATGGCGCAAAGAGCGCAGCAATTTAATGTTACACAAGATGAAAAAGAAACCAACCGACTGAGAATGGAGTCTCAATTTAATCAATCTCAAGCGGCTTTAGATGAATATAGAACTCAAGGATTAGCAAATACAAAAGAGGCAAGAGCCTTGGCTGCGAGTCTTCAGCAGCAAGCCAATGATTTGCGCAAACAAGCTGAAGCAAATAAACCAGAGCAGTTTTCTTATGCTCAAAAGAAAGATTTTGATACTGTTCAGAAAATTAACGATGCAGCAAGGTCTGCGGAAGATAGCGCGTCTATTGCTGAGAGAGCCGTTCCACTTATCTCTCAGGCATTTGGCGGGAAAATTGAATCAGGTGTTAAAGGTTTTGCTGGAGCTTTGGGCTTTTCAACTGATGCCAAGCGAGCTAATGATCAGTTAACGCAACTGTCTCAACAATTGGCGCTTAAAACTCCGAAGTTTAGCGGCCCAACATCTGATGCTGATGCAAAGCGATACGATAAAGCTGTTGGTGATTTGGCAAACCCAAGCGTAAATCAAGAAGCCAAATTGACAGCCTTAAAAGACTTGCAAACAATTGCGAAAAAGCAAACTGATTATGCAAAACAACTTGAAAATTTCTATCAAGCAAACAATAAGAGTTTGCGAGGTTTTGTGTATACCGAATCTAATCCATTTGGACAATAATCATGGCTGAAAAAAAACCAACGACTAAAGACATTTACCTGCTGTCGCAGCGGCCTGAGCTTGCCGCAATGTTTGATGAAACATATGGACCAGGGGCCGCTGCCCAAGTGCTGTCAAAAGTAAGGCCATCTGCAAATGCGGATGGTGCTGCATTTGGAGTCTTTCCACAAATGCAACCACAGCGCAGTTCAAGGTCGGAATCAGGTCAAGAGTCTGGAAGCTACACAGGCGCAGCCGTGCGAGGTCTTGCGCCACCTTTAATGGGTGCTGCAATGGGCGCTCCATTTGGCCCAGTTGGTATGCTTGCGGGTGGATTGGCCTTGCCTGCGGCTGATGCGTTAACTGCACTTGCAAATCTGGCAACGGCTGGCGCTGAAAAGGTAACAGGCGGTCAATATGGAAGAATGACAGCGCCATCCCAAGGAATACAAAATCTTTTGACCAGGGCCGGAGTGCCAGAAGCAGAAACAACTGGTCAAAGAATGCTTCAAACTGGTATAGGTGCAGTTGGAAGCACGGCCTCGCAAATTTCTGGCTTGCAACAATTAGCACAAAAAGCAACAACCCCATTAGCTAGGGCAATATCACAGCAGATGGCCGCAAGACCTGTTGCTCAAACTGGTGTTGCACTACCAGCTGGTGCGGCTGGGCAATTGGCTGCCGAGTCTACACAGGCGCTTGGCCCTGTCCCATCAACAATTGCATCAATGCTTGCATCCACTGCGGTGGGTGGTGCATCGATGGCCCAAAAGCCACAAGCAAAGAAAACTGGCGCAGAAACAAGAGCCATTGAAATTGCAAATAAAGCACGCGATCTTGGCTTTACAGGAGAAACTGCACTTACTCCTGGTCAAGCTGGCACAAACAGAACTGCTCAAATATTTGAGGCAACGGCCTCAACTTTGCCATTGTCTGCTGGGCAGTTTACAAAACGCTACAGTCAGCAGTCAGATTATGCGCAAAGCATAATCAACAAGATTGCAGATACTTTTGGCGGTATGCCAGCACAGCCAGATACAGCGTTTTCATCTGGGGCCAGTGCTGTCAAAAGCGCTGCACAACGCAATGTTGACAATGTTGGAAGTCAAATTAGACAAGTGGCATCACAAACTGATATTGACTTAACACAAGTACCCAAGTTTGAAGATTCAATTAGAAATGCTAAAAAACTTTTAGCCTCAATTCCTCCGGCTATGCGCAAGGACCCATTGTTTGAAAGTTTTGAGCAGTTTTATTTTGGTAAAGCAAATGATGAACTAAAGACAATGGTTGAGTCTGCTTTGCAGCAGGCTGGGATAAACCCAACAAACCCTAATTACAAGGCAACCCAAGCCACTTTTAGAAAACAACTTGTTGACAGTGGTATTCCTGAATTTGAATACATGGGCTATCAACAAAAGGGCAAGATACCTGGCAACGATTACCAAGATCAACGAGTGCTTTTTGCGGATTTAGCATTTACCAACAAAGGCACAAAAATTGGAGAGGCTTTTAGAAGTTTGCGTGATTCACTTGATGATGCAAGAGATGAGACATTCCGCGCTGCTGGAATGGATGACCAGGTCACAAAAATAAAAGAATTACGAAGTTCTTATGGGTCTGCTAAAGAGTTAAACGAAAAAATTAAACCCTCTAGCGATAAAACTGCTATTTCTTATGTAATAAGCAATCAAGACAGTTTTGCCAATAAAGTTTTGCCTTTGATGAATGAGTCAGAAAAGACATCTATTGCCCAAGCGATATTGGCTGACATTCAATTGAACTCCATGTTTCCAACTGGAGAAATGGACATTACCAAATTTGGTCGAAACCTTATCAAAGATGTTAAGGCATCCCCAACAACATTGCCCCAAATTCTTGGGCCAGAAAATGCCGCTACTTTGACAGACTTGGCACAGGTTGCTCAGTCTGCATTAAAGGCCAAAGTGCCAACATCTGGCTCCTCTGAGCGATTAGGGATGATGGGTATGTTGACTTCGATGCCTGCAAAGGTTGGTGCTGCAATGGCCGGTGGCACAGCCTTAACTGGTGAGCCGATCCTTGGCACAGCTTTGGCTTTAGGCACACCAGCTCTAGCTACAAAGGCTTAAAACCCCGTGTAGAGCCTGCCATCGAGGCAGCGCTCCAAAAGAAAAGCAATCTCTCAGACCTTGACTTGGCCAAGCTGTGCTTTTGTGCCAGGCGCAGTGCTGCGAGGGTTTTA